ATGCGGGAAGCGTGTTTGAGCCTGCATAAGTATCTTTATGCGAATGCGAATCCGGTGATGTTTAGCGATCCGAGCGGATATAATTCATTAGCCGATGTCGAAACATCAAGTGCGGGAATGGCAATTGTCTCAGAG